ATGGATTTTTGAAAACTGGGCGCCTTTATTACTCGCCGCCCTCGCTTTTGTTGACGTTATAGTCTCACTTACACCCTCAAAAAAGGACGACGTCGTCCTCGGATATTTTCGTTTAATTATTAACGCGATAACGGGCGTTAATAAAAGAAAAAAGAAAAACGTCGAACGCCGTTAAATGAGAAAACTCCGGGACACTAAACTCGGGGCATGGTTGAAAATGGTCGCGCCGGATATACTCCGGAGCGTTGGCGAAGTTATTCCGGACGCGGGCGCGCTGAATGTTGTCGCGTTATTGTTAGAGAGTAGACTCAAGACAAAAATCGAGAGGCAAACAATGCGCCGGCTTATAGACGAACTTACCGCCTCACTTTCGGCCGAAGTTTCGACGCGTTGGCGGTCCGATTTAAAAAGTGACTCACGCCTCGCGAAAAACGTCCGCCCTATTGTTTTACTCTCTTGTCTCGCTTTCCTTTTTTTGGTTATTTTACTCGACGCCTTCGACGCTTTAAATTTCACCCTCTCGGACTCTTGGCTTAACCTTTTGGAGGTTTTAGTCTTTACCGTTTTCGGGGCGTACTTTGCGGGGCGGACGGTTGAGAAAACTATAAAGCGCAAGAGGTGAGAAAAATCCCACCCAGCGAGTTAACAATTTCGCGACGCCCTTTAATAATAAAAGGCCCCCGCCGGGTTTTAGTTTTGTCCGATATTCATGTCCCTTTTCATGACACCAAGGCAATAAAAAAAGCGGTTTCTTTTGGGGTCGAAAACGGCGCGACGGACATATATCTAAACGGCGACCTCTTGGACTTCTATAGTTTGAGCAATTTCGCAAAGGACCCCCGCGAGAGAAACCTATCCGACGAACTCGAGACGGCTAAGAAACTTATCGACTATTTACGGGACACTATTAACCCCGTTAAAATTTGGTATAAAGTGGGGAACCATGAGGACCGATTTGAACGTTATTTAAAAACTAAGGCCCCCGAACTTTTGGGGGTGAAAATGTTTTCTTTAAAGGAAATTTTTGAGGCCTATAATTTCGGCGTCGATTTTGTCGAGAGTTGGCGCGTTGTAAAGTTTGGGAATATCGTAGGGGTTCACGGTCACGAAGTAGGTCGGGGCGCTGGAGGTTTACACCCGGCGCGGTGGTTACAACTAAGAACCCAACGGGCGGCCTTTTGCGGTCACTTTCATAAAACGGACACTTTTACGAGTAAGGACATACTCGGAGATTTTACGACGACTTACGCCCTCGGTTGCCTTTGCGATTTACAACCGGATTATTTAGTGAAAAATAACTGGAACCACGGGGCGGGTTTTATTGAGATTGATAAACGGGGGCGCTCTAAATTTACAAACTTAAAACTATGAAAAAAAAGGAGTTTGTCGGCGAGTCCGATTGTTGTGAGGCGTCGGCCTATCGGTCCCGGCGTGTGGTATGTTCTGAGTGTGGCGAGGATTGTGAAGTTATAGAACCCGACCCGCCCGACTCTTGTCTTAATTGTTACGGAACGGGAGAAGTCGGCCCTTTTGGGTGGGAATATCCCGAGTACAAAACTTGTCCGGATTGTAGGGGGTCCGGACTCGCTGACGACGGCCCCGACCCGGACGGCTGGCATGACGGCCGAGTTGACCGAGAAAACGGCGCTTAACCTTTCGCGTTGACATTTGAAGTATTTAAGAATTTGATAATTTTGCATAATGGGTTTTTTTGACCGACTTTTTTCACGTAACGAACCGCCCCAAAAAACAACCCCCGAAGTCCGAAATTATTCGGCGTCGGTGGCCGGTTCTCTTGGCGCTCTTTTGGGGGGTGCAAATAAAGTAAACGCCTCGAATGTTTTAGAGTCGTCCGTTGTTCGCGCTTGCGTTCAAAAGGTGGCCCAAACGGTGGCGAGTTTAGACGTCGACCTTTTTAAAGTCGACGGCTTAAAACAAACGCGACTTTTTCACCCTTTAACGCGTCTTTTAAAAGTTTCACCTTTCGAGGGTTTTACGGCTTTCGAGTTGTGGGAAAAATTGATTAGTGACTCCCTTGTCTACGGCCAAGGTTTCGCCTTTATACACCGCGATAATACGGCCCGAGTCATAGGCCTTGAATATTTAGACGCCTCGGACGCCTCACCGACAACCGTAGGCGAGGACGAACGGCCCGCCTTTTTATTTAAGGAACTGGACGACGTTTTCCTTTTGGACGAGCTTTTTATCGTCCGGAGTTTCCGAAGTGTTTCGAGTGCCGACTTACATACGGACGCGCTTAGTCTCTCGAAGGCGGCCGAAAATTTTGGCCTTTCGTTTTTTGAAAACGGGGGCAATGTTTCCGGCGTAATTACGACGGACCACTCTTTAACGGAGGAACAATTTAACCGCCTCAATTTCGCGTGGCACTCTCGCAACCACGGGAAACAAGGACAGCACTCGACGGCTATCCTTGAACATGGTATGAAATACGACCGGATAGGAACCAACCCGGAGGCGTCTCAACTTACTCAAGTACGAAAATATCAAGCCGAAGAAATTTGCAGAATCTACGGGGTCCCGCCCGCAATTATTGGCCTCGATACAAATGTCACTTTTAGCAACGTCGAACAACAAGGGATATTTTTCGCGACCTATACAATCCAGCCTTTAATTCGTTCAATCGAACAAGAGATAACCGTCAAACTTTTAACGGAAAAAGAGGCCCAAAATATAGAGGCCCGTTTTAATATTAGTTCACTTTTACGCGCCGACGCGAAAACTCGAGGGGAATACTTTAGCGCGTTAATACGCGACGGGATTGTCACAATAAACGAGGCGCGCGAAAAACTTGAAAACCTTAACCCCGTTGAGGGTGGCGATACTCACTTCGTCCCCGTCAACCTTGCCCCCTTGGACGTTATGCGCGAAGGTGGGACGAAAGAAAAACCCGAACAAGATGAGCAATAAAAATAAAGACGTCGAAAGGCGTTTCACTCTCACCACCGAGGCCGAAAATTTTCCCGGTGTAGAACTTCGCGAGGTCGACGGCGTTCGACGCGTCGAAGGTTACGCGGCCGTCTTTAATTCCGAGACTACTATCGCCGAGCGTTTCGCCGAAGTTATCGCTCCCGGCGCCTTTGAGGGCCGACTTGGGGACAACGTCGTCGCGGCCTTAAACCATAATGCGGGTCAACCTCTCGCAAAAGTTGGCGCGGGCCTTGCTTTGTCTATTGACGAGCGCGGTCTCAAATACGGCTTTGACGTTCCGGACACTTCGACCGGTCGCGACCTTATCGAACTCATGAAGCGGGGAATCGTAAGTGGCTCAAGTTTCGCCTTTACCGTGGAGTCAGAAAAGTGGGAACGCCGGGCGGAAAGTTTAGACTTGAGGACTATCGAAAAAATTGGGAAACTTATAGACGTAAGCGCGGTTACTACTGGCGCTTATCCGGAGGCGTCCGTCGCCTTACGCTCACACGACGATTTTAACGCCGATTTAAGCGAAGATAATAAAATTAAAGGCTTTGACTCTATTGAGGACATTATAGAGCCTTTAGACCCCCCTAAAATGGACGAGGCGGGGCAAAACGAAAATACACGCCCGGGCGCGCGGGCCTACTTAATCCGCGCCAAAATTAAACGTTTAACTCACTAAAAATATAGAAAAGTGAAAACATTAAAACAATTAACCGAGGCCCGAGGCGAGCGCATTGACGCCCTCGAGTCGATAGTATCAGACGCCGAAGGGCGCGACATGACCGCCGACGAGGTGACCCTCTCGGAGGATATTATGCAAGAGGTCGACGACCTCGACAAAAAAATCGAACGCGCTGAAAAATTAGAGGCAACTCTAAAGCGTAAAGCCGTGGCGATTGCCCCCGGAGTTTCGGACTCATCTAAAAAAGAGATGAAGGAAAACCGCAAAGGGTACGACATAGGTAAAGCGATTCGCGAAGCCGGTCAAGGAAAACTATCCGGCTTAGAGGCGGAAATGCACCAAGAGGCAAATCGTGAATTTAGAGAGGCCGGCGTCTCACCTTCCGGGACCCTTCAAATCCCTATTGCATTAATGGAGAAAAGAGCGAACACCGTCTCGACTTC